ATTAACTAAGAAAAATGTATAATATAACAATAAGTTTATACATGATCTTCAATTTTAAAATCCATGTAAACATAATATAGACAAATATTATTTAAACATAATACTATTTAAATAATAAATGGAAGAACTTAAAACTAAAATATTTACTGAATCAATAACGCCTGCATTAATAGACAATCAAAAGATTATGATGATTAATTATATACAGCAGAAAAAGCAGTATAAGCGTGAAAAGTTGTATCAAAGTAAGGTAAGAACGGGCTGGATTAAACCAAAAATCTAAGGGAGGGATAGGAGATAATTATATGATAATTATTCTAAAATTCAAATACTTAATATTGATTTATTTATATTTAAAGAAAATTTTATTAAATATAATAATGTTTTGCGAACCCCCTATAAAAATTGATACATCATTTTTAAATCAAATTGATGTTGGTATATTTAATTCTCAATATCAATTATTAAAACATAAGTTAAATAGTTATAAGTTGTTCTATATTTTAAACTATAATTATTTGGATGATGTGCAAAAACAAGAAATATTGAATAAAATTAATTGTCTTGAAAATTTAAATACTTAATATAAATATCTCAGACAGGGGTCTTGGACTTTATTTATAAATAGGTTGTATTACAAACATACGACAAACTTTGATTAACTCTATGTTGCTGTAATTTTCAAATTGTTGTAAATTGGGTATTTTTAACAAGTATAATTTATTACGAATACTTTTAATCGTTGCAGGTTGGTCTAATTTCATATATATTATATTTTATTTTAAATAATATATATTAATACGAGTTTAAAAATCGTTTGGATTGAGATATTCCAAGAAGCCCTTTCTATATTTAAGGTCATCTTCTGTACTCTCTATATCAATTATGAAGGGTGAAAACTTCTCTTGAGTAGCATATTTATACATGCTTAACATTTGTTTTTTATCAACCCCTAAACTATTTTCTTTTAAAATCATACTTAATTCTCTATCTCCTGAAAGTTTTAATAACACCAAATAATTACAATTATTACGAACAACTTTTGGAATCACAAAATATGATTGTGCAAGATAGGAAATTGACACGGACTTCTTGCGACACCTTATATAGTACGTCAATACTTTATCTTGATTTTTATCTAACATCATGTCATCAATTACTACTAAACTAGCAACATCTTTATCAAATTTATCTAAATCAGGCAACGAGTGCAAACCTTCACGAATACAAATCTGATCGCTTTTACTTGCTAAATATTTATATAATGGCTCTTCTTTGTCCTTACATATAATAAATACTTGGGCAAATGTACCTTTACCTTGAGAAAATAAAGAAATTAAATTAACTACCCAGTTACTTTTTCCTGATCCTGACGGGCTTACACAACATAGACGAAAAGGAATATCAAACCCATGTAGCTGTATATTTGGATTGGGAGTTTTTTTATCCAAAAATCTCGTAACTTCTGATTTTTCATACATGTTTTCCACGCTCATAGTTTATATATAATATTAAGATTAAATTTTAATGTATTTTAACACAAAATTTATTATAACATCAATATATAATATATTATGTGCGCGTCATACAATCCTCCAACCGAGTATATAACACAATTTAATACACAATTATTTAATCAACCTGAAGATACTTTAAGTCAGGGAGAAGCAAATTTACTTTATTTAAGAAAAACAGGTTCTGTAACTGAAAATATAAATGGTCTTAAAACTTTTACAAATGATGTAGAAATTAATAATGCTGCAAGACCATCTTTAATATTAAAAACATCAGCAACTCAATACACCAATATAAGACAAAATGGAGGTGCACTTCAATTTCAAAATCTTTCAACATTAGGAGCACAAGCATCATTTTTATTTTCAGGTGCTTCAGTTTTTAATATTTCTCAAATTAATATTAATACTAATACAAATCTTGAATTTCAAACAAGACTAATAAAATCCGTTGATACCGCAGAAGCGCATACGCTTTTTGATAATGCTACAGGTGGAACTCTAACAATTGGAGGGACATCAACTCCAGTCAGTATTAGAGGCGATACATCACTTCCACAAAATGTCACAATAGGTGGAACTGCTTCAATTGGCGGTATAATAACTTTAAATGCAAGTTCCTATTCATTTCCCCTTCCATCCACAAAAAATTTAGGTTATTATTATCAAGAGACAGGAGCAACTTATTATGTATCAAACGCATTTAGCCCAGAAACGATATTTAATACATCTATAAATATACCAGTAGGAATATGGAGAATTGATTTCACTATTGAAGAAACATGCGTTTCAGCAGGTACAATATCCGCCGCCCAATCGTATGTATCAACTGTATCAAATCAACCAATATCATCAGCAGTTCCATATTTAGGTGCTGTTATTCGTTCTACTGTTCCAAAAGTTTTCGCACTCAACGAGGTTGATTTGATGATTTCATCGTTTACATATTATCAAACAACAGCAGGTCAGGTTAGAATAACAGTCGCTCGTACATTTACAGGCAACTATGGAATTGTAGCAGCGATGGCATTTACTAGAATTGCATAAGATTTAAGAATATTTAAATATTAAAAATAAAATAAAATGTAATAATATATTAAATGAGTGCATACAATCCACCAACAGAAGATATACCCACATTTAATAGTTCATTATTTAATCAACCTGAGGAAACTTTATCACAGGCACAGGCGGATTTACTTTATTTAAGCAAAAAAACCTCAGACACATCAACCGCTCCTTTAACTACATTTAATAATCAAATTAGTGTAGGAGGGGCAGCAAATTTTAATTCAAGTGTATCATTGAGAAATCGTTATAAAATATTTGACTACCTAAATATTACGAGTGACACTACAATTACATTAAGTATTCCTTTATCACAATCTTATGTAATTAGAACAACATCTGTCGGAACAACTGCTTTAACAATCACCCTACCGGCAATAGATGGTAATGATGTAGGAAGAATTATTAATTTTGTAAAATTCAAAGGAACAACTAATTTAGCAGTTACTCTTAATTGTGGAGCATTTAATATAATTCCATTAAACGAGATTGCTACTCTAGGAGGATTAACAAATACATCTTTACTATCAGTAGATAAACAGATGACGTCCTTGATGATTTCTCTTATTCCTCCAAGTAGTTATTTTTACTTAGAAGTTAATAATTATTCAACATTTGATAGAGATTATAATAACTCAATTTATCCAAGATTAACGGCAGCAAACTCATTTAGCAATAGATTAAATTTTAGTGCGGCAAGTTATTCATTTCCATTTGCGTCAAGTCAAAGTTTAGGTTATTATCTAAAAGCAACAGGGACAGCAGAAACAATAACAAGTGTTAACTACTTCACAATTCTAACTACAGCAAGTATCCCAATTGGCGTGTGGCGTATTGATTTTAGTGTTACAAATCAAGTAGGATCATCAGGAGCAGGAACAATTACTGAAGCACAATCATTCGTATCCGCTACATTAAATGGAGGAATATTAACAGCAGTCCCTTTTACAGGGTCATCAATTCAATCGCACGTAAACGAAATTTATGCCAATAATGATGTTCAAGTAATAAATAATTCATTTACTTTTCAACAAACAACCGCTGGACCATTATATTTAACAATCACGAGAACGTTTGTTACAGGCACATATTTATTTACAGGAGAAGTTGCGGTCACTAGATTGGCGTAATTCGTGTAAAAATTTAATTTTAATTCTAAACGTTATTAATCATACTTAAGTTATTATTTTGAGTATTTACGTCAATAACCTCTTCCCCATGTACATCTCTTTTAACTTCAATTAATCCACAACACAATTTTACATTACTACATTTACTTTTATAGATATATAGCAGAATGCTTCCTACAACAGGTGGAATTAAAATACTTAAAAATATAAATAGTTCATTCATAATAATATATTCAAATATTATAATAATTTAGAATTAATTGCGTTTAATTAGTATTTAAAAAAAATAATCTCTAATATATATAAATGACATTATCTACCAAAAGTTTAGCAAAATCTCCTTTTAGTGAAAAAAAAGTTAGAGCATCTCGGAAAGTTAAAGTAGACCTTCCACTTGTTGAAGAAGTTAAGGAAGATGAAGTTAAGGAGGAAGAAGACCCAGTTTTAGGAGAAGTTTTAGAAGTTTTGGAAGTTCCATCAGTTACTATTGAAGCAGGTGCAAACGCTTGTAGTGAATCAATGCAAGAAGTAGCCTGTCCACCATGTGAAGAACATGAAGAACCAATTACTTTAGCAAAAAAATGCGCTAAAGTGCGACCTCAAATTGATGAAGCAGGAAATTATTTAAATCCTCTTACTAATAGATACGTTAAATTTGGATCATCTAATTTTAAGAAACTCTTGAATGCTGGTATTATAAAGCCAAAAGAACTCAATAATCTTTAATTATTGCGTAGAATATATATAATTTTTAATATTAATTATATATATAAGATGCCGTTTAATATGAATAATTTTGAAGACAAAGAAGTCAACCTAAAGTTATTGAGTATAATTAATGATAAACTGCGAATTAATGTTCTAACTCCATTTAGTAAATTATCTAAAAGAGAGAAAGTATATTTTAACGAGGAACTAAATAAATATATTCAAAGTCTTCCTGAGGACAATTATTTAGAAGTTATTACTAAAAATTTTAATACAATAATGCACGATATTCTAACTTCCGATGATTTTAAACCAGAACAACAAAAAGTTGCTAAAAGTTCTACCAATCCAATTGAGATTGGGAAACATGAAAATACTGATGAAGTGTTAGCAAAATTAGAACAAGAACAAGAACTAATTAAGGTATAACATTTTTGTTAATCCTTATTATATAGTGCGTTTTGTTCTGCAGCACTCATAAGATTGCGGTTACGCAGGAAATCAGGGTTTGGACTTAGTAATGCATAGGGCATGTAGTCCCCATCCCTCGCTAACAATTTTCCTCCCGCGAATAGACCTGATCCATGTTTATTTGTTGAACCTAAACCAAAGCCAATCAATCCTACTTGACTTTGTGCTACATCACGCATCGGAGTCTTATATAATTCGTGCGGGTTGACGTAGGTCGCATCGTCCTCTGCTATATCCTCGTATTTTAATGGTACTTGTTGTTCTTGAATAACCTGTGCTTGTTGTGTAGTTCGTGGTCTATTGCCGAAATTTTCAATAGCATTTCCAGCAATAGCAGAAGCAGCAAGACCTCCAGTTAAAATAAATGGGGCGAGTTCAGGCTGCAATGCTGAGGCTGTTCCTGCTAAACCAATTATACCAGTCTGCACAACTTCAGTCAAGTAAGGTTTTACGACATCTTTTACAAACAAATTCCCAGTTTTTATAGCTTCTTTTTTAATCTCTCTACCAGTTTGTTTTAAATCCTCTTTAATCTGTTTTTTCGCAATTCTTGCACTTTGTTTAAGTTCATTTCCAATTGCTTTTTTAGCACTAGAAAACGCCTTTTTTATACCTTCTCCTTGAAATTCATCAGGTTTAAGGGTGTACCCTTTGCCCTTTCTAAATGAAGATTTAATTTTCTTAATAGCATCAGGACTAGTAATAGTAACTGGATAATCACCTTCAACAATTCTAAATCCTTTGCCAGAACAATGTTGCTTCATTTGAGATCTACTTGGTTCTTTTATGTGTACAACGAACATATAATAATATTATATTTTATTTTAAATTTTTGATGATATATTATTATTTCTTAAAAAGTATTTGAATAAACGCACTCTTAATTAAAGTAAAATTTTATTTTTTATTAAAATATATTTGTAATTCTTCTAAAACACTTAAATGGTAGTTCATCCATACATTAAATCTGGTCTTTCTTAAAAGCAGTTCTTGCATTCTAATTGTATCAAACAATAATTCAAACCTCATTATATCGTATATAAAGGGATTAATATTTGGTTCAACAGGGGAGACAAGGGAGACAAGGGAGACAGGGGAGACAGGGGAGACAAGGGAGACATCATTTTTAGACCTCTTCTGTTGCTTCTGTAATTTTTGCTTCAATCGTCTAGTTTCAATAGATTTATAAGGCATATTATATATTATTATATAAAATGTCTTTAAATAGTTTTAGGGGAGATATAAGGGAGACAAAGCAATTATGCTCTCATTATTTCTCATACCCGTTACACTCTCTGCCCCGTGATGATATTAATTTGCAACGACACCGCGTAAGTGATGAACACATACAAATCAACAGCAAATGCCGACATATTCTGTCCAATAATATTTACTGATTTTGACACTCCGCGTTCAATTGGTAGTGATCTGTCCACATTCACATAATAGTAATTGTATGACGATTCAAAATCATACTGACTAATAAGACCGCTAGTTAGACCATCAACCTGACCACCATTAATTCCGTTACACCCTAATAGTTGATTCAAGAATGCTTCATAAGTGTACTTTTCAGAGTTATACAAAGCATTTTGACCGCTAACAACCACATTAAAGTTATTCAAAAATGTAAGAGGACTAGTAGTTCCCCCCCCAGCACAATCAAACGCCGATTGAAGAGGACTAATGGAATTATTGACAGCAGCCACTGGACTATGAAATGGAATTACAAGAACAGATTTTAGACCAGCAATACCATTTGTAATTAAATTGTTAAATGAACCTCCTGAAGCATTTGAAGGCACATTTAGAACTTGATATTGGTAAATATCCTCGTAATCAATTTTCCTCACCACGTTGGACAAATAAGCCTGTTCATATTGGGGGTTCATTGTATATAGAGGACAAACAAGGGACGCATTCACCAAAAATCCAGTCGTTGAACCAGCAGTACGAGCAGTAGCATCAATCGCATTTCCTCCAACACAAACACTGGCGACATAGGTCGTTGTAACTCCAGCAGGAAGTCCAGCATTTCCTGAACCAGCAATCGCAGACGAAATCATAATTGGATTAACACCTCCAAGTGGGAATGAAGATGATGCTTGTACTTGATTTAAATTTCTAGTAGCACCTGTATCTGCTGTGAAAGCACAAACTGAATTGTTCAAGTTAAGTGTGATTTTCATAAACGCTCCCTTTACTAAAGGCAATTTATCAAAAAACGAATGCAAGTGGCGAAGGTAGATATTTGCTACAATTTGGCATTGCCATATTCCAGCCGCTGTTTTAATAACATTTGATTTATAAATTGTATTGAGAGAAGACTGCGTAATTAAAGCACTAAATGCGGACTGATTTGGGGCAGTTAATCCAGACACATTAAAATTCCATGCTTTTTGGCGTTGATACAAACCAGTATTAGATGTTTCTAAAGAATTTAAAGCTCCAGTTACAACTGGCGCTACAAAATTATTAACATTATTAGAAACTCCAATTGAACCATAAACAGATACTGCTGTGTTATAAGACCAAGAAGCACTATTATCTGGGTAAAAACCAATTGAAGGACCAATAGTAAGCAAATCTTGATAGGAAAGAGTTGTCAATAATTTAAAGTTATTATACAAACTCATATACGGAGTGGTCTGGCAGATTGTCGTACCTCCAAGGTCAACCGACATGGAGTGAATCATGCTAAAATAAGAATTTTTTAGACCGACTGAATAATCTGCTGAAGTTAGGGCAGTTTGGGGAGCAAAAGTATTTGAAACAGTAGTTGTTGCCAAACACAATGTCAATGGCAAATTTATCATTGCTTCCCGATAATTGCAATATTTATTGCTATTGGAAATTTGTGAAGTATCAAAAACTAATTGATTTGAACTATATTGTGAATTCATATTGTCCAACACCTGTATGTAATCTTTTTTTAAGAAAATATTTGGTTCACTTTCCGATTGAGAGGCCATATCGTACACAACTTGATCCATTTTATAAACTACTAAAAGAAATTATTTTTAAAATAATTTATTTATTTAATTTATTTATTTAATTTAATTTAATTATTATTTCTAAAAGACAATATTTTTCATCTTTTTCAAAGAAGGTTTCATTCTTGACATCATTCCTGACCCTTCAAAATCAGGTGGACTAGCACCATTAACTAAAGCGGTAGCTCCTCCAAGTTTAGTATTTAACAAAACAGATCCAATGCCCCGCCCCTTAATGTGAATTTTTAGTGTTCCTCTTGATGAACTATAAATTTTGTTGACCATATAATAAATAATATATTTTAATTTTTTCCAACTAATTTTTTAAATTTCAAAATATTAATAATTAGTGCATTCAAAATAGATAATTGTTTTAAAATTGATTTTTCCTTAGTATCATACTCGTCATCAGTTAATTTTAAATCTTTTAACTTTGTTAGTAATTCTTGATTTGCTCGTGTAAAATCATTATATAAATTCAGTAAATATGTTTCGTTAATCATTTTATAATATAGATGTATAAAATTATTTATTAAATTACGCAGAAGGATATTGCTAAATAAAGGGGGGTTATACATGTTTTTAGAATTTTGGTATTTGTGAGATGGAAAGGGAGATACTATACTAAAAGGTTATAGGTTATAGGTTATAGATAGGTTTTAAGAGTTTATATACAAATCCCTTTTTTTAATAAAAATGTTGTTAAACTACCGGTAGATAAACATATATTTTTGTATAATTCTCCCTAATTATAGAATAGGTTAAAAACACATCCATAACCTATAACCTATAACCTTACTTTTACACTTTCCATTTCGCAAATTATCAGTTTTATAATTGGTTGCCTAAAATCGTTCAGTTATAGGTTTCTTTCTAATTAACAATAAAATTGTAATATTAGGATCTAAAATATTTAATGCACTCCCATCATTTCCAATCAACCGAATTGTTAAACTATTAGTAGTACCCTTTAATAAATCCACAAATGCGTACTCAGATACTTCTTGATAAATTAATTGACCAAACCCAACATTTGCATAGACATTATAAATAACTGAAGATGGTGTAGCATAAATATTGCTAATATTACTTATTGTAACGAGAGCATTTGGTTGTGGGGCTACTTGCGGAGCTAGTGATGAAGAATGAGTAAGAATCGTATTTAAACCTGTATTTTGACTAGTAACAAACCCAGCAGCATATCCCATAATTAAATTAAAACTTGCTGGAATTGTAATAAGAGGATTAAAAAATGTAGTAGGGTAGCCAGGCCATGCTAAAGCACCAGTCTGAGGATTTGCGACAGGTTGCGAAAACCCTGACGGAAGACTGGTTGGCACTGGATAAGTGACTATATTGATACTATAAGTATTTGGATTAACTAAAAATTCAGCATAATATACATTTTGTGATAAACTATTAATTAAATAATGCCCATTTTGGATAAATGTGAACTGTAAGAAATTATTAATGTCAGAAATTTCATATAGACCTGCTGGAATTGTTACAGTATATGTAACAGTTGATGCTGCAACAACCCATGAATAAGAAAAGGTATTATTTTTTAGAGTAGTTCTATTAATATTTTGCCAACTATAATAAAGACTAACAGATTGAACTGCTACTTGATGGTCATCAAATGTAACTGAATTTGGAAATCTATATGTTAAAGAACTATTGTTAGAACCTGAAACAATATTTGTGCTATTTAATACAATGGTGTTCATATCGGTATATTATAAATAAAGATAATATTTTAATATTTTATTTTAAAACTGAATTTAATTCTTGTAATACTAAAGATGCCTTTTTATTAGAAATCTCTCCCAATTTATTCATCTTCAAGATTAACGATTTAAGTTCCATAACAATCTTTTTACTATTATTTCCTGCTAAAATCTCACCTTGTAGAACTTTAAATCTGTGAGAATCCTGTTGCCGTCTAGTTAATAAACCAGTACCTTCCATAGGTGGTTGTCTAGCAACACTAGCATTAGGGTCAGGAATAAATACTTTATCAGAATAAGAACCTCTTGTTAGTTCGTTTAATGGTTCTAATTCAATTGGCATTGTTGTATATTTATTATCTCGTTCATATTGATTGATAGCAATAACTCTTTTTAAAGCAGCCATTGAATCAGTCCCATATTGATCTTTAACTTCATCAAATACTATATTATAAGTTTTTGCTAATGCTCTAAGTTCATCTCTCTTTAGTTTGTCCTTGTCCATTTTATCTAAATAAAATTTTAATGATGAATTAGGTATAGCATCATTTTTATATATAACTTCTGATTTAGTGTTGGTTTTGTTAGATTGTACTTTTTTAGGTCTTATATAAAATGCTTTTTTTTCTTCAACTGGTTCTGCTTCTATGGGTTCTTGTATAGCAACATTTGGTTTTAAATTTCCTCTTGGTTTAGGTGCTGATTTAGAGGCAGTCATATAACTAGCAGGTTCTATTGTTAATTGTCTTCCTTTATTTGCTTTGGCAAGTCTTAATTCTTGTTCTCTTTCTTGAAGGATTCGTCTTTGTTCTTCATCTGCTAGTTTCATATCTCGTTGTTCCTCATATTCCATAACTCGTGGTCTTAACTTTTTAAAATCTTCAATTACTTGTTTTTTGCGTTCTATCAGTTTTAAATTGTTAATTTGTCTTTGTTTACCTTCTTTTGCTTGTTTAGATTGTTGTTTTTTGCGTTCTTCAAGTATTTGTCTTTGTTCCATGTCTGATTGTTCCATTCCTTGTTGTTCAACATATTCCCTACCTCTTTGTCCTATATCTTTTAATTCTTTAAATGCTGTCTTAGATTTAATTGCGCTAGTATTTAGTCTTTTCACTGCCGCAGATTCTTTTATTTTACTTTCAATATTTCTGTTAATAATACCAGATAATTGAGTTTCAATACTATTTTCAATATTATTAATTTGATTTTGTGTAGATTGGATATTTTCTGATGCTCCATTATATAATTGTTCATACAAATCCAATAATTGCTCAATAGTTTTATTTGTTGGTAAATTTTTCCAAAACATAATCTCATTTTCATCTTTAAATTTTTTCTCAGGAAATTTAACAATTTCCAATTTTTCTTGCATAGTAGGAAATAGATCTAAATTATCTCTTATGGTTTCGTATAATACAACATTAGTACCACTTTGTTCATAAACATCATTTAATACTTTGTCCATAATCTCACGAGATGCGACTGAATTAGTTGCTACAATTAATTCGTCTTTTAATAATGGGATTTCTTCATTTTGTTTATCAAATGATTTTTGAATTAGCACACGCAATATAGGAGCAGAAGCTGTTTGACTAGGGTAGCGTTTATTAATAGTTCTTTCAAAATCAACAAAGTTTTGCACGAAAAAGAACAACAAATTATTATTAATTAAAAATGTTAGAACTTCATCAGCAGAATTACTATCTGTCAGTTTATTTAACATAACTCTTGCTTGAATTTTTAATGTTTCAACATCAGTAGATCGCTGTTCTAAACTACGAGTATCAGCACGTTCTGTAGCTTGAACTCCAGTTTTAAAAAATGTAACATTAGCATCATAATTTTCTTGATTTAATTTAACTTGTAATGCTAAATCTGCTAAGTATTTGCTAAAAAATTTATCATAATCACTTGGTTTATTAACTGGTGGTATTGACATTTATATATAATAAAATTATTATTTTTTATTATATATTTTTTTTTAATCATTTTTAGGAAAAAAATAAGTTTTCTAACTTTTTCATTATTTTTTACTATCAATTGAATTAACATCAGCGATTCCAGTTGCTATATTCTTATTTGGTAGAAATTTAAACCCTAAATCCTCAAGAGTAGTATTTTTACTACCAGGGTTTTTGAAGAACTGCTTTAAAACGTACTCGTTAAATTTATGATCGTCGTCTTTATTCATATCTTTAAATAGAGAAGTAAAATGCTCAGCATCATAATAAAGATTTTTAGTCCTACCTTTCCAAGCATTTATAAAATGTAAGAATGCTAGACACGCCCATCCGCAAAAATTCGCCATAATAGATTGTATGTCAATTTCAGAATAGGGCATTGCTTTTACTTTGCAGAAATCTAATACTTCATTTGGTGGCGCACAACCAAAGCTATCAAAATAAACTTGTTCATCTGGCTTATCAACATAGTGATTTACTTGAAAAGCGACGTAGTGGCTGCCTTGGTTTTTTTCCCCTGTTTCCTTGTCAAACTCATCTTCTAAATTAATTATATATGACCTATTGTATCTCAATACCATATCTTTTAATTCCGATTTAAAAACTACATCCTCAAGAGGTATATTCATCCGATTTGCTAAATCAATTACTTGTATATTTGTAAGCATTTATATATATATTAACTAATATTTAAATTTCTTTAAAATGAACTATTTAAACTAAATTAATATTAAATTATGAAAATGACTTAAAAAATATTTAGTAGTATAATGCCTAAACAACCAATTAATTATGATAAAACAATTATGTATAGAATTATTTGTAAAAATCCTGAAATTAAGGATTGTTATGTTGGAAGCACAACAGATTTTAAATCACGAAAACAAAGACATAAACATAATTGTAATTCTGAAAATTCAAAACATTATAATATTAATGTTTATCAATTTATTAGAGAGCACAATGGATGGGATAATTGGGAGATGTTAGAGATTGAAAAATATAATGCAATAGATAAATCTGACCAAGCAAAGCGTGAGCGTTACTGGTTAGAACTTTATAATGCCACTTTAAATTCATATATTCCATCAAGAACTAAAAAAGAATACGAAGAATATAATAAAGAATATTATGAACAGAACAAAGAGCAAATTAAAGAATATTATAAAGAATATTATAAAAAATATAAAGAAGAAAATAATGAACAAATCAATATGAAAATTACATGTTGTTGTGGTTCAATATATACAAAAAGATGCTTAAAACAACATGAACTCACAAAAAAACATATTAATTTTATAGAACAGAATAAATAATAAATTATGAAAAAATATATAATATTTTCATAATTTATAGAGATGCCTTATATTATTCGTAAGATTAGAAATAAAGATTTATACAAAGTAATAAATTCAAAAACTAAAGAAGTGCATAGTAATGGGTCTACATTAGAAAATGCTAATAAACAAGTAAGATTATTAGAAAACTTATCTGAAAATAAAGGTCAAGGAATACCTTTGGATGCGTTTACTTCTGAAGATGGAGAATCGCCTATATTATTGCCGATATTGAATGAAGTAGTTTTAGAAATTCCTAAATACTTTGTATACCAAATTTATCCTAAAAATCTAAAACCGAATGAACGGAGATTTAAAGTGTTCATTCCCACGACAAATACTAACAAATTGTCAAGTAGATTAAAGAAAACTTCAATTGAGGTTAAGTCTGTAGATAATGATGAAATAAACCTACACGATAGTAAAGATAATGTAATTCAAGTTCCTCCAAAATTATCTGAATTTTCAAAGCAAGATCAGAATAAACTGCGTGATTATTTCTTAAATGTTGAAGATAATATAAAAAAAGAACTTAAAGCACCTGAAATTCGTGAGCAGAAGGCAAAAGGTCGTAAAATTAAATATACCACAAAAGAAGAAGCAAAGGCAATACAAGCACAACAAAAGCGAGATGCTAGTAAAAAAAAATATAATGCTTTAAAAGAAGCAAGTTTAATTTTAAAGCAGAAAAAACGTGAGGAAAAAGAAGCACAAAAAACATTAAAAAAGCAAGAAAAAGAAGCACAAAAAATATTAAAGCAACAGCAGAAACAACAAGGTTCAGGAATAATTAAAAATATTAAAAAAATCGGTAATAAAGTTGTTAACAAGATTTCAGAAGTAGGAAAACAAACTGGGAAATTTATTGAGAAAGTTATCAATCCAGACGCATTTATGCCACCATCAGTAAAAGATATTATGAATAATCACGGACAAGAAATCATAACATCAATTACATTAAGAAGAAACCCTGTATCAAAATTAATTATAGGGGCAATGAATGCTGTTAGTTTAGGTTCATTTCAAAAGAAATTAGACCAACAGCCATACGATAAACTATTCCATTTAGCAATGTTAGTGCAAACAAATAATACAAAATTTTTATTAGAAAAAATAGAAAGGGTAAACATTAGTAAATCAATAGGAAATCCTGAAGGTTTAGAAACTTTAGCAGTCCCTTTAAATAATAAGGAAATAAATGTATTTGATTTAATTAATAATACACTTAAACAGATGGGGAAGAATAAATTTTTAGATTATGATCCTGTGTCAAATAACTGCCAAGTATTTTTAATGAATGTGTTAGACGCAAATGGATTATTAAATGAAAGCAATAAGGACTGGGTGAAACAAAACACCGAAGTTTTATTTAAAGGTAATAAAGTATTAGCAAAAATATCTAAGAAATTAACAGATATTGGCGCAAGTGCTAATGTTTTATTACATGGTGGAAAATTAATAAATAAAAATTATGAAAAAAATAATATCTTGTCAAATACTATAATGAACGACCTAAGTTATTCACTTCCGCAAAAACAAATGCAACACGAACAACAATTATATGCGACTCTTCAAAATTCTTCTTCTTTGCCTGAACCATTGATGGCAGGTTCTGGTATTATAAAAAGAATTAAACGAGTTGGGAATAGAATTGTTAAAAAAGTTAATAGAGGTATTGACATGGTTGAAAGTGGTATTGATGCTATTGAAGATATTGAAGATAAGATTGATAAAACAATTTCTCAAATAAAGAATATTCCTGAAGAAGCAAAAATGCGTTTAAAAAATGTTGGTTTAGATGTTGCAGAGATTTTGCTTAAAAGAGGTGTACCAGTTACTGCTGGAACACTTGCTGGAATCATGGCAACTGCTATGACAGGACAACCTGCGGCTGGTATTGCTGCGTCCGTTATTGCAGGATATTCAACACAAATGGCTGTTAATAAACTAGCAAAAGAAGAAAATATTAATGGAAATGGATTATATAGTGGGTCCGGACTTTACGCAAGTTCTCAAGGTAGAGGTATGGATAGTGATAGTGAAGATGAATGCTGTTCTCATTGTGGAATGTCAGGTGGCAAACTGCTCATAGACAAAAAATTTAGTGTGCGCGACGTTTATGATGCTGCTAAATCAGTTCCAAAAGTATACAAGGAGAATATGAGTTCTTTAAAATCTGGGAAACAAGAGGGGGGCATGATACGAATGCCTCCACAACCAAAAGTAATTAAGAATGGTATTGTTGCACCACGAATGGGAGGAAAGGGTGGAAAGGGGTCTCCTGAAATGAAGGAAAAAATGGCGAAGCTAAGAGCCATGCGAGGTAGTAAGAAGACTAAATTGGAATATTAAGCAGGTTTAATTAATTATTAATATATACTTTAATAATTAATTAATTTAGGGAAATATAGATGCGATTAAGTGAAAATTAAGCAGAATATTAATTAATTTCTGTTTAAACTATATATGATGAGTAATTATAAATTTTTAATTGAGGGGTTGCTATATTTAAACTAACAAATTATTAATTTACTTCTTAAAATTCATTTAAAACTAACAAAAATTAGATTAAATTAATTAATAATTAAGGAATATATTATTTTGCGTTTAAATATTAAAATAAAATATATTTATACATTATAAAAACAGATATGTCTGAAATAGTGCAAACTCCCAATCCAAGATGTTCTAGTTGTAAGTTATATTTTAAACCTGATATTAAGACCAGTAGTGGTTTATTATATAAGAGTTGTAATAAATGCTTATGCCGTAATAAAGTAACAAATAGTAAGCGATGTCCTCATAATAAATTTAAGTATCAGTGCAAGGATTGTAATGGTACATCTTTTTGTAGTGATCATCAACGAAGAAATCATGATTGTAAACTATGTGTTCAAGATGATAAAGAAAAAGTTTTAAAAATAATTATTAAAACATTTATGAATTGTTCTTATGTATCTGATAAAAAATATAATAGACTTGATATACCTAACTTCATAGATTCGGAATTTTGTAAATTACTAATTCAAGAATCTGAATGTAAATGTTGTTACTGCAATACTGATTTAGAGTTAGTAAATCATACTAATAATTTAATCTCAATTGAAAGAATTGACAACAAAATAGGTCACATAAAATCTAATGTTAAGATTGCTTGTTTAAGATGTAATGTATCTCGACGAGGAAATCAGATAGATACTAATTTAGATTAGTTTTTTAATAAGTAATTTATTTACTTATTAAAACAACATAAAGATAGTGTATTATATTATCCTATAGAATGCCTAAAGTAGATATGGATTATTCAAATACAATTATTTATAAGATTGTGTGCAAAGATATAAATATTAAGGAGATTTATGTTGGACATACAACTAATTTTACTAAACGGAAATATAGTCATAAATTAAATTGTAATAGTATTAATAATAAAAAATATAATATTTATGTATATCAATTTATTAGAGAGCATAATGGGTGGGATAATTGGGACATGATTGAAGTTGAAAAGTATAATGCTATTGATAAATTAGATGCTAGTAAAAAAGAACGATATTGGATTGAAACTTTACAAGCAACTTTAAATAAAATAATACCAACACGAACCAAGCAAGAATATTATATTGATAATTTAGAGAAACTTACAGAAATACATAAAGAATATCGTGAGCAAAATAAAGATAAAATGAAGGAATATCAAAAAGAACATTATAAAAAAAATAAAGAACAAAAGAAGGAATATCGTGAGCAAAATAAAGATAAAATGAAAGAGTATTTAAAAATTTATAATGAAAAAAATAAAGAAGAAATTAATGCTAAAAAAAGAGAATATAGTAAAAAAAAATATATGGAACAAAAAGAATTAAAATTAATTGCTATTAAAGATATTTAGATTATTATTAATTAAACAATCAAATTATTATATTATATTATTATATAAAATAATGAATATTAGTGACGAACTCAAACGAATTAGACCAACTCTTAGTGCAGGAAGTTTAAAAACTTATACATCACTTTTAAACTCAGTTCATAGAAATGTTTTCAAAGATAAACAAATATCTAAAAGCGATTTTGATGATTGTACAAAAATATTAGAATACTTAAAAGATTTAAAACCAAATCAAAGAAAGACCATATTAAGCGCACTTGTTGTTATTTCTGACAAACCAAAATATAGGACTGAAATGTTACAAGATATAAAATCGTATTCACATGAGATTTCTAAGCAGGAAAAATCACCAGCACAACAAGCCAACTGGGTTGATCAGAATGAACTAAATGAAGTATTTGCTAATGCAAAATCAACAGCTACTGCATTGTATAAAAAATCTAAATTAAATATGAGTGATATACAAGATATTCAAAATTATATTATACTTTGTTTAATGAGTGGAGTGTATATTCCACCACGCAGGAACACCGATTATACTGAAATGAAGATTAAAAATATTAATAAAGATACAGATAATTATCTTGACAAAAATAGTTTAGTTTTTAATACATATAAGACCGCAAAATTCTATGGGGAGCAACGAATTGAAATCCCAAAAGAGTTAAAGAGTATACTAACAAAATGGATTAAAATTAATGATAGTGACTACCTTTTATTTGATATAAATGGATCTAAACTAACAAGTGTTAAGTTAACGCAACGATTAAATAAAATATTTGGAAAACATGCAGGAGCAAATTTATTGCGCCATTTATTTTTAACTGAGAAATTTGGAGATACAATTAAGAAAAATAATGAAATTGCTGAGTCTATGGAAGAGATGGGTTCGTCAGCATCTCAATTAAAAGTTTATGTCAAAAACGATTAAACTCTCATATCCCTCCTTGAGATTATTCTAAATTAAATTTTTTCTTAAATAATTTAATATTAGTTTCTAAATTATCGGTATTCCACAAAATCCAGCGACTTAAACTTCCAGCTGAGTTAGGGAGATTCCAATCTTCATTAACAGAATGACGTTTTAAATAATTGGCTCTCTTAATAATATCACCATGGTCAATCATTGTTGACCCATTTTTAGAACCGAAATGAACTTTAAATTGTACAATGTCATTTTGAACAAATACTGCAAGAAATCTTTTGTCTTTCCTTGGCGATTCATAAATATATAAATTCATTTAAACTAACAATAGATATTATTTACTTGTAAACGTTTTTTAATTAATACAATTAATTTTAATTTTAATTCTTCTATCATACTATCAAGTAAGAATACATACCAATCTTTACAAGTTGCATGTATATGTGTATTATCTAGATCAATTTCGTTTCCACAATATTCACAATACATACATTCTGACATATTTAAATTAATATTATTATTTTAAGTTTTAATTAAACTTACAACAATTCTTCTTGCATTTAATTTACTTCTATTCTTTACTAACTTATTATTCAATTTATTTTCTCTATATATTTCTGCCAATATTGGTTGCAATCTTACATGTTCTTGAAATGTTTTTGTATCCATTACTTAATTATACTCAATCTATTTATATTATTAATTTAGACAAAATTAAATATTGTCATAATTTAGATGAGATTATTAGAATTATTTTGTGGAACTAAATCTGTTGGTAAAAAATTTAAAGAAATTAATTATGAAGTTGTTAGTTTAGATTATAAT